CATTATTTACCTTAGCCATTTCCTCTCGTGAAGCGCGTTTGCCTTTAGCTGCGAAACCAGCATTTGCGAGCGCACGACCGATCGCTGAAGTTTCACAATTCTCCAATGCAGATGTGCTATTAACACCTTTCTCCGTAATGATCTCAAATGCGAGCCCAGTTGCACATGGCTTAGGATCTGCCTCAGTCTTAAAGATCTTGGCGAATACAACGAACCGCTTTTCAGTCGCTTCAATGAGTTCAGTCTCGATACGATTATCAGGGTATTTCTCATGCCATTTTTCCAATCTCGATTCTACTGTTTCATAATTCTCTAAGTTAAACATTATTCCTTCCATTCAAAATCTTGGTCTTGGACTGCTTCGAGCACTGTCCGATAGATAGCTCCGTAGGCGATAAAGTCTTTAACTGAGTCGTAATGATCTGGAGTTTCAGTAAGCCTAGAAACCTTGACCAACGCCATACATAAAGCAGCTTGGTGTGGTGTGATTGGGAAATCAAGATATGCACTCCACAATCCAGCAATTCTTTTGTGATTATAGTACGGATGTCCATAGACACTTCCGCGCTCTTGGATCGTAGCAATGACTTCATTTAATAGATCCTCAGTTTTTGTCATAATCAAACACCTGATCTGACTTTAACTTCCTAAGTTTTTCTTGATGATCTAATGAAGCACGCCATCCAGCAGCTCTTCCGGCATAATAGCCATTATCGTAAATTTCTTGTTTGCGGTGTTCATCCCAGAAATATAAAGCTAATCCCAGAATACAACCGATAATAAATCCGTAACCTACAACTTCCATGTTCGCTCCCTAATACCAGACGGATGTCTGATACAGAAAGTATGACTTAAAGCAAGGACAGTTGGTTAACTACTTACGGCGTGTTTTATAACGATTAGATAACGCCAAGATCCTCAAAATCATCGATATGGTCATCAATCGACCTATCTTTATAATCGGTTTCAAGACCCATAAGACTTCCTATTATAAGTAAAGCTGCCATCTTTGTTAATTGGAATCATGGTTGGGGTCATATTCTTCCCATTCCATTCCAATACAACTATGCCCATTTGCCAATTTGCAAGTCCTTTTGTGTAACTAGCCTTTGCCCTATTCATGAGATTGCCGGTTTCTAGCCCGTAAAGGGGTCTGTAAGCCCCGTAGAGCCCCTCTGAGTAGGCTGACATACCTAGCCTATGGGTATGACCACAAACCACGCTCTTACCGGCCTTTTTGGCAAGATTTAGGGCAGTCTGTCCAGCGTTAGGATTCATGTTGCCTTCATCGCCATGAGCCAAGATCCAGCCCTTTTCAAATTCATAGAATTGCTTATGGAAAGTTATACCTAAATCATCAAACTGCATGAATTTGGCGTATTGCAATTCAGGCAGGCTAATTAAGCCCGGCACTTTTAAAAGTGTGTTGTAAAGTCTATCTGTGTGATTTGATCTAATTATGTGAGCTTCTTTTGAATGCTCAGTTAGAGCCCAAAGAATATCTTGAGTCGCCTTGCGATCATCGTCAAGGGTTTGCTGATAAGCCAAAGGTGTTTTCTCAGCCCATCGGCTAATAGTTTGAAAATCAATTTCATCGCCAACGCAAAGGACACTATCAAACCTCTCTCGTTTGGCTAACTTAATTACATTCTTTACAGCTACTTCATGGTGGTATGGGATTTGTAAATCCGAAATAACCAAGTATCGCTTAATCTTCATCCTCATCTGGAGTTGGAATAACTGGGATGATTCCCTTATCGCCTACGATCCAGTCAGGCATTGATTCAGGATTATCCATTAGATAAAGTGCAACGCCCTCTGAGAAACCAGCCTTGCGTGCAGCCTTAAACATTTCATGCTTTGCAATATAGAACATGTCTAATTTGCTTATTTCAGGAGTGTGGCGAACTCGACGACGATTTACCTTTTTTCGTGTTGTTCGCTTTCGTGTGTTCGCCATGACAGAAATTATCGCTTACTAATTAAGACGAACAGATCATCAACACGCGACTCAAGTCTAGTAATTTGATCTTTCATTGAACTTCCGCTATTAGGTTTTAGTTCTTGCAAATAAGATTTAATAACCCAGCGCAGACCCAGTAATAAACTTGTTGATACGGCGCATACGCCAACGGCTATGCCAACCCATTCGTTTGCGGTCATGAAGCATTAATTCCGTAATCAGCTTCGCTCCCTGACTTTGGATCTAACGCTTTGGCAATAGGCGCAACAATCGCACCAAGCATAGTTGCATAGGCTGGATGAATGTCAGCCACTATTGCTAAGGCTACTGTGATTCCACTAGCTGCCACAGCTCTCAAATATGACTTAATTGCTGCTTTGTGTTTTTTGGTGAGTTTCATTAATTGCCTTTCAGTAGTGGGATGTCGAACTTTTTGCCATTTTGATTTGGTTTAAAAGAGATGTGAATGTGCTTATCATGTGGGTTGATGCCGCGATATTTGACCCATCGCCATAATGACTTATTTGAGCAGATTTTCTTACTAAAGATTATGTAAGATATACGCTTATCTTTTTTTGCTGTGAGTCGAAGCTGATCTGCCAAAGCATAACTAATCCCTTGCTCGTTAGATAAGCCAGCGTCAATATCGAGCGCACAAACTTCTCCTGTATCGGGTCTTGGGTTGTGATCCGATTTGGTTGCTCGTAGTGCATGTTTAGAATCACCAATCCACCCATCACTTCGCTTATCGCGATCCAACCATGTTTCATTTATTTGGTCGCGAAGCGTATTGGCAGCTTTAGATAACCAAGGCTTCATTAGCCAAGTATTGTTTTTAATTCATCGGCAGTTAATCCGATGCGATCAAGAATGGCTTGGCGTTCTGCTGCCTTTGCTTCCGCTTCGGCTTGTCTTGTTAATGAATTGGCAGCATCAATTTCCATCTGCTTCAATTCTTCATCATTAAGTTCTCTTAATGTTTCTTCGCCTGTTTCTACATTTACAATTAATTTAGTCATTATGAGATACCATACAATCTAATAGAAGTGTCTGTTGCATTAGATAAAGTGGCTGAACCGCCATCTCTAGCAATATCAATTGAAGTGATTGCTGAAGTGCTGTTAAAAGTAAATGTATAATCTAAAAGCATATAATTGCCATCAGTACTATCGTAGTAATTTGTTATAAATCGTCCAAATTTTAATTTACTTGTTGAAGTGTAATTATCAACTAATAACATGCCCTTAACATCATCTTGTAAAGTTCCACCACTTGCAGCACGACCAAATCCAAAAATGTTAAAACCTGCCTTTTGACCAAGTAATTGATCTTGAGTGCTTCCATGAACTTCAACTGAGCCTTTGCCAGTTAATCCTGTTATTTTATATATTGAAGTTGAAGCATTGTTTAATCTTACAGAAAATTGACTGCCAGTTGTTGAGTGTCTAACTCCATGAAAAACAAAAAGAATTTGCTTGTAAGTTTGTGGGATGCTTGACAAAGTTACACTTGTAACAGCACTTAATTCTGTTTCAGAAATTAAAGTAATTCCACCCGCTGCAATTGTTGTAAAACTAAAATCTAAATCTGTTCCGGATGCTTTTGTTAATACCTGACCAGTTGTTCCACCTTTGAGATCAACTAAAGATGTGTCGATATTTCCTGCGAGGGTTCTAATTGCAGCAGCACCATCTTTAACTAGATCGGTGTCGGCTGGTGTTGTCCAGCCAAAGTTAGTAGTAGTTGGCATATTATCCTATTCTTATGAGATTATTGTAGCGTATTCCCAAGTCAAAGTTGGGTCTATTGTGTTCCAAGCCTCTGTGGCTGGGGTTGTATTCCAACGCATCGCCACTTGGCTAAATGCGACTGGGGAAACATTGATTGTGAGGAACAATTCATTGAACCTAGTGCTCCATGACCAGCCCTCAACATAACCTTGAAATGCCCCACCTGAGATTTGAGCAGGCAGGTTTTGAATATCTACTGGCATTCCCATAAATACAGCTAATAGATCATCCCGATCTGCGTTACCTATTTCTTGGCTAGTAATTGGAAATGTTATCGATTGAAATGCTGGAACTGGATAAGCTCTTTGATCTATGTATCGGTCGGCAATAGCTTGAGCATCAACAGCACCCTGAACCCTTGAGTTAATGCTTTCGGCTTTGTAGCCATATAGAGCAATCGAAGCGGCATCTGTGGCAGTAACCTGTGAATTGTAATTGTTTCCGTAATTGATATAAATATCATTACGAACATCTGCTGATCTCATAACAGTAGATAAGCCAGCACCTAACGCATGGCGAGCATCGAGTTCAATATAACCATTAACTAAAAGATAATTTTGCCTGTGGTCTGCATCTGCATAACCGATATTCCCTTGATTATCCTCATAAATATATCCAAATGCTGAATTAGCAATATCTGAAACCACATTGTAAATAGTGTTTACAGTTGTAGATTGAGCGGTCATAGTATAAAGACCAGGTTGATCTATTTCGCCAAGTCCTAGATTGACTGCATTCGCCCAAGTTTCAGTTGCATTGTAAGTTGCCCAAGTTGTAGCAGATGGCACATCGTTCCAAGTTCCAAGCAATACACTAGAAAGGATTTCATAGATTTGGTTGCCATCCTCATCTTGAGAGATATTATCATCCCAAATTTCTTTGGCTAACTTAACTAATGAACCCATAACAATAAGTGTGTATTGGACAACTGTTGCAGCTGAGCCAGTAGCACCTACCTCAACAGTCACATCTGTAATGTCGCCACCAAATAAACTTACATAAGATCCAGTTGAATCTTTTATTTGTAAGTCAAAAGAATCATTAATATCAAAAGGTAAGGTTTGACCATTTAATGCAATTAAAGTTATTGAGCAATATGATGGTGATGGCTGTTGGTAAATATCTGTGCGACCTGCTTCATGTAGAATGTCGCTTATTGCTATGTCAGTATAATCAACACCACCGACAGTTAACTTCCAGTCAGGTGTAAAAGCACTCATTGAAGTCTAATACCGTTACCAGTAAGTAATGGCACACTTCGAGCAGCTGATTGATTAACTACCTTTGCAACGGCTCTTGCAGCACCTTCGCCATCGATTGCATTAACTGTAATGTTTGTTATTTGACCCATACCGCCACCGCCAAAATTACCGGTTGAACTAGGTACTTTAGGTAATGATGATCTACTAGCTGATGGTGCGGGATTAGGTAATGAACCCACATTCACGCCCGGAATAATATTTACAACTCTGATTAACTCATTGGCTAGAGATACGACTAAGCCAATTGCCTCGCGCAAGAATGTAATAAATCCTGAAATGATTCCAGATACCACTCCAATTGCTCTGCCAAAAGATTCTGCATTTTTTTGAGTTTCCGTAAATCCTTGATTTAATCCACCTGCTCCAGTTAATCCTGCAATAAAAGCATTTAGGCTTGGAATGCCTGTTTCATTTAAGAATGTAATAAATTGCTCAACTGTTGGAAGTAATGCTGTGCCAAGTGATTCCTTAGCTTCATCAAATCCTACTTTTAAACGATCAATCTTTCCTTGAAAGGTTTCAGCATTTGTAGCTGCTGCGCCACCATAAAGATCAGCAAGTTTCTGTTGAACCTCAGTAAATGTAAGAGTTGACAATTCGGCCTTTGATAAGCCAAGACCTAATCGACCAAGTGAAGTAACATTTCCATCCTGTGCTCTACCTAAAGCATTTGTTACAGTTTCTAAATCTTTACCTGATGCTTTGCTAATATCTAAAGCAAGGGTTAATAATTTTTGGGCTTCCTCAGTTGATTTTGTAGATACTGCCAATCTCTGTAATGCCGGTCTTAATTGATCATCGGCAACGCCAGTTGCAAGGCTAGTCTGAAGGATCATGTCCTCAGTTGCCGCTATTTGGGCATCTGTTGCCCCTGTGGCCTGTCTTAGAGCGTTGGCTAACCTTAACTGTGCCTGCTCATCCTCTATTGCACTCTTGACCCCATCAATGGCTAATTTGCTGGCATAGGCAACGGCAGCGGCAGCAGCTACGGCAAATGCAGCAGCAGCCTTTTTCCCAAAATCTGCAATTCGACTTGAGTTAGTTTCGACAGCCTTGTCGGCTTCGCCTAACTTCTTTTTTAGATCATCAACATCTGCAAGGATTGATAACTTTAAAGTTCTATTACCGGTTGCCATTAGACCCATTCCTTAATGATGCGATTAAAACTTTCTTCCCACTTATTAATCAATTCAGGCTGAATTCTGCGAAGGGTTGGATAAATGAACCATCCGCGAGATCCACGACCTGACCGCCCAGAATATGCAGGGAACTGTTTGAATTTATTTGAACCAAACTCAATGCCACCCCATAGGGTTTGCGTAGTAGCACCACCTGAAAATTTCTGGCGTGCGAATCCATAACTGAATTCACCGATCTTGCTTGACTTAGAGATGCTAACGCCATCCGCGACTCTCTGCGCAACTTTGCCAGCCTTTGTTCTTTGTCCAGCTGCTTGTTTAATTTCTTCAGATGCAAAATACGCCAGAGCAGCAGATTGACGGCGTGCTTCGTCAGTAGCTTGGTCATCCATAAGTTTAAAAGCCTTGTAAATATCGCGCAGGTCTTTTTTATTGTAGGCGATTGTTTCACTTGCCATACCTCTGCTCCAATACTTCGATAGCTGTTAAAATGTCGTCTGAATCAACCCATTCGCTCATTGGAATTTGTGTGGCTAGTGCCAACTCAACCAATAATCTGTTTAGGCTTCCTGCTGGATGACTTTTGGGTTTGCATCACCGACTATTACATCGCCGACTGTTTCCATCCAAGCATCAAATGGTTTAACTGGCTTTCCAGCAGCTTCGCGCTTGTGTGCGTTGTATGCTAAAAACATTAGATCCCACATACCAAGTTTTTCTTTTGCTTGGCTTATGGTATGACCAGTTTGCTTTTCCCATTTAGCCCACTCAGGCGGTTGTGCTACATAAGTGGCTTGCTCGCCTGAGTTATATTCAATTGTAATTGGTAACTTCATTGTTTGCTCCCGTTTTATTTCTTAACTAAATGATTCTGCTGGCACTCCAATAACTTGGAATGATAAAGATACTGTTTGAGCATCTGGTGCAGTTCCGCCAGCTGATGGCCACATTGGCAATACTTGGAAAGTAAAGACTGCGCCTGAAGTAGCTGTGAATACTGTGCTGATTGCTGTATCTGGTGCTGACTCTGCAACGCCCCATAGAATTTCGCATAGAGATCCAGTTGCGCCCCAGTCGGCTAACATTTCAACATCAAATGTGAAATTGTTATCAGTTACCTTAAAGACTTTTCCGTCTAGTGTCTGATATGTCTGGCGATCCATCTCACCAGTAAGCGTTGCGGTTGTTGCTTGTGCATCGAAATTATTACCGCCAATTGTGAAGGTAATATCTCGACCGGTAATAACTGTCGTTGCCATTTTTCTCCTTAGATTGTTCTCGTGTAATAGGTGCTGACTCTAACATCTGCGATAAGCAGAGTTGATGCTCCAACTTGTGTAACTGTTGGTCTTTCGACCGAACTGACAATGTAGCCTGCTGGAATAACTGCCAGAACACTAATTACTAACTGCTCGATATTGTCGAGTGATGCAGGATTGCTATTATATGCAACTGCAACTGTGATGGTCATATTGACCTTAG